CCTACCTCGCGCACCATTATTTAAAAGGTTCACATATGAAAATTAATTTATGGAATAAGATATTTGATATATCTGAACCGGCATGTTTATATAAATGGCAATGGACAACTTTATACTTAAGTAACTTAACGTCTAGTACTTGTCATAGAGTTGATGCTGCTAATGTATCTTTAGAAAATTTAGGTGATTTTCATAATACGCCAGAAGCAATTAACGATAGAAAAATGATGAAATCTGGTCAGTGGCCAGGTAGAGGATGTGAATATTGCAGAGACATTGAAAATGCTGGTGGCTTTAGCGATCGCCAAAATATTAATAACAATTTTAATCTCATTAAAAGATTTACACCTAAAGAATTTAATAATAAAGATCTTCCAGTTAAAGTTACACCTTCTACGATAGAAGTTTATTTTTCAAATCTTTGTAACCAATCATGTCTTTATTGTTTTCCAAGATTTAGTTCTAAGATAGAACATGAATTTAGACGCTATGATATAGCAACTAATAATGACAATGATCGAGAACGTTTTCAACATGATATTCAAAGATTTGAAAACCAAAGAAAATACTACGAAGAAGCTAAAATTAAATTTTGGAAATGGATGAGTGAGAATGCAATTAAATTAAAAGAATATCATATTCTTGGTGGAGAACCTTTTTATCAAGATGAGATCTATGAAAATATTAACTTCTTTAAAGAAAATCCTTGTCCAGATTTAGACATACAAATTTTTACAAACTTAAATGTTGATACACTAAGAGTAAAAACTATATTAGAACAATTTAGAGATTTATTATCTAGTAATAAAATTAAATCACTAACATTAAAATTGAGTATTGATGCATGGGGTTCAGCAGAAGAATATGTTCGTAGCGGATCTAAAAATATTGTATGGAAAAACAATTTTGATCTTTTATGTAATGAGTTTATTTCATATTTTCAAATACACTTGCACTCGACATTATCAAATCTAAGTATTAAATCTACAATAGATTTAGTAAGATTATATAATGATTCTCCTGCTTCTAAAATAGATAAAAATATACATGGTTTTAGCATGGCGGGCGGCCATGACCATTTACATATTGGTATTTTTCCAAATGGTTTCTTTGATGAATCTTTTGATCAAATAACAAATGAAATTATATTTGAATCATCTAAAAAACAAATAGCCGGTTTTAAAAATTTAGCTAATTCTAAACCATATAAACCTGAACTGATTTATAAACTTAAAAATTACTTAGACGTAATTGATAAAAGAAGAAACATGAATTGGAAAAAAACATTTCCTTGGTTGGAAAGTTTTAATCCTGATGATTTTAAAGAATGAACATGAAAAATACATTATTAATTGCTATCTGTAGTATACTTGCTGGCTGCGTTACTACAGATAGTAACGCTTCTCTTATAGAAGAATCTAAAGGTATAAATAAAAAGTATCATGTCAATGCTACATGGTATAGAGCGGGTCGTAAGACTGCCAATGGTGAGAAGTTTAATCCACATGGCATGACTGCGGCTCATAAAAAGCTGCCGTTTAATACTATGGTGCGTGTCACAAACCCTGAGAACGGTAAGAGCATTTTGGTTAGGATTAATGATCGTGGCCCTTTTACCAAAGGTAGAGATTTAGATCTGGCTATGGGGGCAGCAAAAGCTATAGATATGAAAGGTACATCTAAGCTGATAATGGAGATCATGCCTAAACAATAACAAAAAGGAAAAAGCATGAAAAAGATTATTTTAATTGTGTCACTGATGCTGGCACCATTTGCATTAGCAAATCTTGCAGAAGCTAGGCCAAACAATGAAAATACTCAGGTCTCGCAACAACCAGTAAAAAAGAAAAAGAAGCATACTAAAAAGAAACCAGTTAAAAAAGTACAAGAAATAAAAGCTACACAACCAACAAGCCAATTAGCTTTTAATGATCTGGTATTCCATACCAATGATGAATCTGCCTCTCAATACTGGGCAAGAGAACATGAAAGACAGGAAAGAGAAAGACAACAACAGGTTGCATCTTCTCTTGGTCTTAAGAAACAAAATCCTGTACAAAAGAAACCTACTACTTTAGAAGTTCGTAAGAACTGTTTTTGGTTTGTATGTAATGAAGAAGTAGTTAAACCTGTCTATGCAGAAGCAAAGAAGTGGGAAGGTAAGAATGCTAAGAAGCACCGTGGAGAATTAAAGAATCTCATGGCTGCTGGCAACAATAACCAACCCGTGGATCCTGTTCGTATACCATGGTGTGCAGGCTTTGTTAATGCTATACTAGCACGTTCTGGTTATGAGACAACAGGTAGTCTTATGGCTAGAAGCTTCTTACATTATGGTATAGTAACAAAAGAACCAGAAGTCGGTGACATAGTTGTTACAAAAAGAGGAAGCAACCAGATGGCAGGACATGTTGGTTTCTTTGAAGGTTATGAATGGTTTGAGGGTGTTAAGTATATTAAAGTATACGGAGGAAACACTGCAAAATCAGTACAAGTTGGTTACTTTCCTGTAAATCAAATATTAGGTTATCGTAAACCAGTAGTAGCTTGAGATACATACTCATACAGCGATATAATTATAATATAATATTAGACACAGAACAAGATCAAATAGTTTTCTTATCAAAAGATCTTGTTCTGTGTCGAAAACAATTGGAGTTATACAATGCCACACGTGGATCTTCTGCTAGTTGAAATAAATTGGTTAAGACAAATCTTAGAACATATTGAGACAGCAATTAAATCAGAGACAATGACTGACTCTGAGAAAACTGTTGCTATTGGGTGGTTAGTTCGTCAAACAAAGAGTGCAAGTAGAGATGAGTGACAAAGAAGATAAGATTACTAATATTCCAAGTATTGAAGATCATCATTACCTTCTATTCAATAAAGATTTTGATCCAAGCTCATGTGGAGATGCAATGGAGTTTATCATTGCAAGAAACTTAATGAGGAAAGATCGCCCCAAACATATTAAGATGATTATTAATTCTCCGGGCGGCGAAGTTGGATCTGCATTTGCATTAATCGATACTATAAAAGGATCAAAGATTCCTGTTTATACCTATGGTTTAGGTGAGATTGCTAGTTGCGGGTTAATGACTTTTATTGCCGGTGAAAAAGGCCATCGCTATGTTACAAGAAATACTGCTATTCTTTCTCATCAATATTCGTGGGGAAGTTATGGCAAAGAGCATGAACTTATGGCTCGTGTAAAAGAATTCAATAATACTCACGCGCGTATTGTAGAACATTATAAGCGTTGCACAGGTTTAGATGAAAAATCAATTAAAAAATATCTTCTTCCGGCAGAAGATGTTTGGCTTACAGCTAAAGAAGCTGTTAAGTATGGAATAGCTGACGAGATCGTGGAGTTTTATTAATGTGGAGACTCTGGGCAAAAGCTCTAGGGGAAAAAGCAAGTGAAGATGACAGAGAAGCAGATAGGATTGCAATCATCCGTTCTTTGATTGTTTTATGTTATATCATAACAAACGTTTTTATTGTTGCAGGAGTTATTAGACATTGGTGAAGTCTTTAGAATGGTGGATGGAGTGGTCTGCTACGGCTGTCCTTATGGTTGGTGTAGCTCTAACTGCATGGAATGTATATCCACTTAACATTTACTTCAGTCTTGCTGGTAACTTTGGTTGGTTAATCGTTGGATATATGTGGAAAAAGTGGTCTTTAATTATAATCCAGTTTGTTGTATCAGCACTTTACATAGCAGGCCTCATTATAAATACTTAAAACGAGGATGCCATGAAACCATTTTATTCATACTTAGAAGAATTAAAGATAAGCCTTCAATATCATGATGAGCTTAACCCTAAACTTTGGAACGGCAATAAGTTAAAGCCAGAAGTAAGAACAAAGCTTTTGAAGTTTGCTGATACTTGGGCTGACTATGCCAGCATTCCTAAGAACTTAATTCAGGATGTAATCATGGTCGGTGGTAACGTTAATTATAACTACACCGATAAATCAGATATTGACGTCCATCTAATCATTGATAGAAATAAGTTAGGTGAAAGAAAGTTGGTTGATGACTATCTTCAGAGTAAGAAAGTTTTATGGACTCTAACACATAAAGTTAAAGTATACGGTTATTCTTTAGAACCATACGCACAAGATCCTGTAACATCCTATCCGAAAGGGCAGGGTGTTTTTTCTTTAAAGAATAATAAGTGGGTAGTTGAACCCGTAAAAGGCAATTATAACTTCAACGCTGATAAGAATCTTAAGAAAAAAGTTTCTGACTATATGCATCTTATCGATCATATGATTAAGAGTAAGATGGATGCAGAGGCATTTCAATCTCTTAAAGCAAAAATAAGAGATATGAGAGGTGCTGCTATTGCCAAGGGTGGTGAGTTTAGTCAAGAGAATCTTGTATTCAAGGAACTTCGCAATCGAGGATACCTTGACAAGATGGATAAATATGAGAAGAGACTGAAGGATAAAGAACTCTCGTTGTAATGTTTGATTATATATTATGGTTGCTGTTTGGTACAGCTTATGGATTCATAATTGGATTGATACCAGTCGCTGGTGCTAGCACAGCGTTAATAACCATCTATGGCTTTTTGGATTTCTTTAGAGCAGATCCCTATACTCTTGTAGTTTTCACAACGGCGATAGTAGTCGCGAGCACCATAGGTGATAGTTTTGCTAGTATTGTTCTCAATATACCCGGAGCATCCGGATCTGCGGCAACCATCGTCGATGGGTTTCCGATGGCTAAGAAGGGTGAAGCAGCTCGTGCGTTAAGCGCAGCTATCACAACTTCTACTCTAAACGGTTTCATATTCGGAATCATAGCTCTTGTATTCTTACCATTTTATTCTAAAGCAGTTTTAGCTTTTGGTATACCAGAGTTACTATGCTTTTTAATTCTTGCATTTACATGTGTTACTTTTATTACGAGTGATAAATGGGTAAGAGGATTATTTGGTCTGTCGATAGGTATATTCTTAGGAATGGTCGGCCAGCATCCAACAACTAATGCAGCAAGATGGACTCTTGATTGGGATTACGTAAAAGCAGGTATTCAAATCATGCCAGTACTTGCTGGTGTGCTTGCATTTCCAGAGTTGATAGAAGCTTATAGATCCGGATATAACGCTACTACAACAAAGATAGTTGATGCTAAGAATCAAACTATACAAGGTGTAAAAGATACATTCATAAATTGGAAAGATAGTCTCAGGGGTGGAACTATAGGTGCCTTTATCGGCGTATTGCCTGGTGTTGGTGGTGCAGTTGCCGATTGGGTCGCATACAGTCAAACAGTAGCTTTAAACAAGAATGAGAAGATACCGTTTGGCGAAGGCAATATCAAGGGTGTTATTGGTTGTGAGGGTGCAAACAACTCACAGAAAGCAACGGGTTATATACCAACAGTTTTGTTTGGAATACCTGCAGCACCATTTGAAGCTATCATCTTAAGTTTGTTTATCTTAGTTGGTATAGAACTAGGCACACCAAACTTACTAAAAGACATAACGTTCTTCAAAGCATTAAACTATAGTTACATGGCTGCATTAGCTTTAACGTTCATAGTTTCTATGATCATGATAAAGTATATCACACTTATATTTAGAGTACCATTCTCTGTATGGTTTTATGTGTTATCAGCTTTATTAGTATGGAGTTGTGTGCAATACACCGGTTACTGGGAAGACTATTTTATCCTCTCTATCTTTATAGTTCTTGGATTATTGCTAAAATACTTTAGCATAAGTAGAGCTGCATTTATTATAGGTTTTGTGTTATCAGACCAGATAGAAAAAATGTATTATCAATACACTACTCTATTTGAATGGCATGATGCTTTCACAAGACCTATATCTCTGATTTTAATATTAGTATCAATCTCTCTTGCAATATATGGAATATTTTTTAACAAAACAAGGATATCTTATACATGACACAGTATCAGGAATGGAATGGAAGTCGCTGGGAATATATGAAACAACAGAGCAAATGGCATTTTGATGATTCTAGATTGCCTGAGCTCGGAAAAGATAGCTTTACTTTTGTAGGCAACTTCAGATATAACTTTAAAAATATTATTGAGAAGTACATTCCTAAAGCACAGGCTAGCACATGGGCAACAAGGAATAATTATAATGCAAAGATTGCAGAGGAAGGATTGTACTCTGCATCGGCTGAGCAACAAGATCTTATAAACGCGGGTGCAGATCCAAATCAAGAAGTATTCTGTAGAGTGGCTGCTGATGATGAACCGTTGTTCAAATACATTGCTGAGTATCTTGGTATAGAGAATCCTGCTATCAAGTTTCATAATCAAAAAACTGGACAGATGCTTCATCTTCATATCGATAACTTTGCAGCTAGACCTGAAAGAGATAATAGTTTTAAAGTTACTGAGATGGATGAGAATCCTGATATCATGCGTAGGTTTGCAATCATGCTTGATGACTGGAAATCAGGCCAGATATTCCAGTTAGGAAATGCTATGTTCTGGCAATGGGAAGCTGGTGATTGTATAACATGGGAATGGAAAGATATCCCACATTGCACAGCAAACATGGGATGGGATGATAGACCAATGTTGCAGATCACTGGTTACACTACAGAAAAGACTAAGGATATACTGAGAAACGCAGAGAGCTTAGGACCATTTTATCATGATATTTCATCTACACCTTTTAAATGAAGATACAAACCAAGTTCATATCCTTGATCTAGAACCATATGATAATATTTTAGGGAATGCTTGGTCGTCGCTTTTAAAACAAGCTATCAATAGTAATAACTGTTGGTTAGTTGAGACTGATAGGATCTATCATCTTAATAATGTATGGAGTAAGGAGAAGATAATCTCTAGAATGAAAGAGTGTGTTGATATAGTCAACACGTATGACGACATCATTGATGTTCAGTTCGATGGAGAAATTAACCAAGAGCTAATGAATTATCTTCACACATTTTTCGAAAGATTAAGGGGTAAAGATGAGAATCCTCCAGAGTGGTATATCAATGCTCCTAGAAAAGTTAAAGATGCTGTGTCAGAGTTTAATGTTCTAATTCATAGATACGAAACATATGATAACGTTGGACAACATGCAAAGATAACGGTTGGTTATAAACATAGACCAACAAGAGAGATGACAATAGAAGAAAAGAAATGTTTTAACTTAGATCTTAAACCAGGAGAGGTGTATCTAAAGTATTGTCATAAGGGCAAAGACTTATTAGATGTATTTAAAGATAAAGACGATCATGTTGGTGATGAAAACATATTACCGCAACATAGGATAAGTTCAGATTTTAACTTGAATTTCTCTTGGTTTTTAAACCAATCAAGGAAAGAAGACTTTATTAAATGGTTATCTGATAATAAAGAATATTTAAAGTCAATAAATATCGATATCGATGATCCATCTATTACGATTGGTAAAGGTGCAGTCGGAAAAATAGTAACAGATAATTTAGAAGAGTTGCAACAAATTATTTTTGGTGTAACTAAAATTCATGATATAACATATACGGAGTGAACAATGAAAAAATTATTATCGTTTTTCATAGCATTGCTATTTTCAACTGCAGTGTATGCACAACAACCATACAGATTAATTGTTCCGCAGGAACCTGGCGGTGGAACATCAGTATGGGCAAATATTATTGCTCAGCATCTTGAAAAGTTTATTGGAACAAAAGTTATTGTTGAACATATTCCAGGAGCCAACGACATTCCTGGTTTCAATAAGTTTCATAACGAGTTGCAGAAAGATCCATATGCAATCATGGTTGCGCATGGTGGTAATGCTGAGAGTTTCTTAACAGATAAAGTCGACTATGACTATAAGTTTTATGAACCTATTGGTCTTGTGAATCTAAACATAGTAGTAAGTCATAGCACAAAGTTTGATCCTTATAAAGAGAAGGTAAAGTTTGGATCTACATCTGGCAGAAGACCAGATGTCATGGCAATAGTCATGATGATATGTGGTCCACAACCAAATATGGATGCTTATATCAAGTGTTATAATGATAAAATGATTTTTGTTAAGGGAATGAAACCTGCAGAAGCAAGACTCGCTGCTCTTAGGGGTGAGCTCAACACCGTTCGAGAAACGTATTCCTCGCATCTTAAGTTTATTAATCCGATGATTGAGAAAGGTGAGTACAAGCTTTGGTTCTCACACGGTGTTCTTGATCTCAAGACAGGCAAAATCGTAAAAGATAAGAACTATAATACCAATCACTTCGAAGATCTCTATAAACAAAAGTGGGGAGTAGCACCTTCAGGTGAGTTCTATGATGCTTATGTTCTTGTTAAGAACTTTAGAGATGTTCTTCAGAAGAGTCTATGGGTTGGCAAGTCAAACCCAAATGCAGAACATATCAGATCATCAATCAAGAAGATGCTTGCCGATCCTGTAGCTAAGAAAGCTCTTGACGATGATAGTGGTGATTACGAATGGTTCATCGGTGATGACATGACTAAAGCATATGGAATCATCAAGAAACAGATCAATCAGAAGAGTTTAAAGAATCTTGTGAAGTTTACACAAGAAGGAATTAAATTAGAAAGTATCTATAAGCCAGAATTACTGATTCCGTAAGTGCCTCATAAACTTTCTAGTTAAACTCTTCTCTAAACGATATGCCTCTTTTTCCCAAGGAGCATTCCAATATGATGCATCAATATTATCATATCCATACTCACTGATATGGATATCACCTTTCCATCTAATCTTCTTAGAGGTATTATAATCTCTTAGTTGACCTGTCGCGTATTGTTTGACATGAACTAATTCGTGTGCTAAGACGCTAAGAGTCTGTCTGAAGGTTAGATCAGCATCTATCTCTATATCAAAATCCCTCGGCCTATTCAGGTCGAGGGCATCACACACTCCATAAAAATATTCTTTTTTAAATAGATTCTTCTTAAATCTAATAGTTACATAGACGTTGTTTGATAGTCGATTTGACATCAGACATGCTGCATAATAATGTGCAGCCTTTCGTATGATTTTTCTCTGACACTTGCTTGGTTTTCCGTAGATAGTAATATCCATGATCGTCTCCCCTAGCCAAAGATTTGTAAAACCTTCTCTACGTAAAGATATTTATCTTTAACAAAAACCTGTGGCTCTGGTTGTCCATCTACAGTTATGATAATAACTATCTGAGGAATTTTAAGATCAGTGAGAGCTTCAGCCATTAGACTATAACATGTAGCCTGTAAGAAGTAATCTTCGATCCACTCTTCCTTCTTAGGTTTAAGAGAAGTCTTGAAATCAACAATACTTATAACACCATCAAACTCAGCAATACAGTCAGTTCTTCCTGCTGTATTAAGTTTCTTTGAATAGAGTGGTGCTTCTACTGCATAGATTTTTCCTACACGATTATCCAATACAGATTTAAGATTGGAAAATGTCATGATGTTTGCTGGCATTACACCTTCAGGATAAACGTCTTTATTGAGAAGATAATCTTCGCAGATAGTATGAAGTGCGGTACCACGATTGCCAGCCTGAACTTTAATTTGCTCTGCTCTATCTTGGCCTACACTATCAATCCATTTCTGTAGGTGTGTCTTATCTTTATGCTGACCTAGCACAGTAGTGACAGAGGGATATCTGCCACCATCCGGTGCAAAATAATATCTTTTACCATCAATGATACGAGCTTCAAAGTCTTCGAACTCTACAAAAGAATGTTCGAAGACTTTACCTCTATTGTATGTTGGTCTGCTTGCGCTAAGCCGCGATCTGAAGTCTGTCTTTAACAACGATATATTCTTTCACTAATGATGACCTAACAATGTCATCCACATCAAAATCAATGAAGCTGAAGGCTTTCATGTTCTATAAGATCTTCATGAAATCAATAAGACCCTTCTTATCTTTGTCATAAGTAAAGTCTGACTGTCTGAAGTCTCCACAAAATATGATTCTGCAGTTTCTGCCGATACGCGTAATGATAGAGTCCAATTCATGAAGAGTCATGTTAGCTACTTCATCCACGATAACAATACAATCATTCAGCGTGATACCACGCACGAAAGAAGTACTAATGAATTCTACATAATCTTTTGTCTTAAGTACATCATAAGCATCACCCCTATTAAATAATTCTGAACAAATTGCATAATATGGTGCTTCGTATACTTTAGCTTTTTCTTTTTGATTACCGGGAAGGAAACCCATATCGCGTGTTGGGACCACGCTTCTAATTATATAGACTTTATTATATCCACAATTACCATCAAACAATTCTTTTAGAGACAGATATAAGGAGATGAAACTCTTTCCTGTACCAGCGATACCATGAAGCATTAGATTTTTCTTGGCAGAAAATGCTTCGAATGTTTTTTGCTGGTTAGCTGTTAAAGGTTTTATCTCTCTGAGATTGAAGTTAACCCTAAAGTTTGCTTCGTTATTTAACTTTACTCCCTGTTCTCTTAATGCTCTTCTCTGTTTCTTGTTAAGTCTTGTTTGTTGCTGAGTCATTGTTTCTCTTATTGTTATAATTAAAATGTATTGACAGTAGACCTAGTCGTTCCTTTCGAGTGTTCTTTCTTTACATTCTTTAGGATATCTCTAAAAGAGCTATCAGGTTTTCTAAGACCAAGTCTAACACTATCTCCAATGGCTGGAGCGCCGTTTACAAGTTGAGTTACATTAGCATTCTCCTGTAGATATACATCAAGAGCAGATATACTCATGAATTCTTCATACTCTTCACCTGTATCATTATTACGGAACTTATATGTAGGCATTACTTCCTCTCGTAATAGTACTCTTCATCTTCGAAATCGTCTTCTTCAATCAGAGCATGTATATCTTTAGTTTTAAGGGCTCGCTCGAACCTCTTGCTTTCTTTTTTATTTACTCTATTACGAGGGTTGTCGTAATATTCTTCTTCGTCATCTTCATAAGAATAGTCGTTCTTCTTGAACTTCTTAAACGTTGACTTGCTCATTGATTAGTCCCGGAAATGCCTCTGTTACTATTGCTACATTAATTCCCTTGTATGGAAGCTTCTTGTCTTTCATTCCAATAAGAAGCTCAGCATCTTTAGGATCGACTGATTCAAGCATAGTTATAAAAAGAGATTCACGCTTGAGATTTGTAAGGCCAGGATGACCGTCCTTAACAAATAGATAAAACTTTCTTGCCTCAGAATATAACATTCCTTGGCTCTCGACATGATCGCTAGGTCTATAAGGAGGTGCACCTTCAGGTAAATCAAAAACAATACTCTTATCAAGAGTATGTTTCAATACAGAGCGAAGTACTGGATTATCATGCTGTCTTAATAGATCCAGTTTTTCTTGTTTAGTCTTTGCTTTAGAAACCTTATCAAGGATTTCTGATATACTCAGCCTCATTAAAATTCTCCAATACTTTCCATAAGGTTCTTCAATCTATTGGTAATAAAATAATTCATCATCTTACTACGGTCTCTGTTATTTTGTTCTTCATATTGTATAAGGATCTTCTCTTTAAGTTCTGCCGGTGTAAAACTAAGATTGATCAGGTGCATGTTGCGCTTGTAATTCCTAAAGAGTGGATGATTAAGTTTACCATCTAAACCTTCTTCTAGGATTGCTTCAATCTTTTTTGCAGTAAGTGGTTTCTGACGTTGGCCAACAACAAAGCAGTCATCATTAGATAGAATATTAGGAACACCATCACCGGAATCACCCTTAAGAATATGCTCCTTGAGGAAACGTTCAGGATCATTGTGTTCTATAAACTTCTTACGAACAGGATCATACTGACGAACGTTAGAATAGATATGAAGCTGAATAAAATCTTTATCACCAGATAGGATTAAGATCTTCTCATCGCTATCGGTTGAAACAATCTTACCATGAGTGTGTACTAGTGTTGCAATAATATCGTCTGCTTCTGCAGACTCTACATCGATAACACGATAAGGAAAATAATCTTTAAGCTCTTGACGAATCTTCCCCAAGCAGTCAAAGATGCTCTTCCAATCAAGCTCAGACTTCTCTTGATTCTTTTTACGGTTAGCTTTGTAGTAAGGGAATTCTTTCTTGCGCCAGTTATTGGTGTTATCACACGCAATAACAATCTCACCGTATTCACGTGAGAATTTTTGATTGAAGGAGCGAATAGCGTTGAGGACCATATGACGAACCATATTTTCCTCAAGCTGTGCGTTAGTGTGATTACCTAATTGCATCATTAGGTTAGAGATCATTACTTGGTTAAGATCAATTATGATCATGATATATATAGAGCTTAGCTCTTCTCCTGTTGAACTTCGAACATAGAAGATATTACATCATTTCTTAAAAGAAGTACACCGCTATTTTCGTCATGATTGAATAGATTTTCTGCTAAGATTTGCATTGGGTGATCTATACCGTAATGCTTAAGCATAATAGATCTCAGCGCTTCTACCAAGAATGCCCCGTCTTTTACATTGTTTACTTCACCGGTTTCTTCATCATCAATGAAGTCAAAACCAGCTGTAGCCATTTGATTAAAGATTATTGGAACCATGGTTGACAACACTTCCTGTATATGAAGATGTTTTATATTGTCAACTCTCTGAACTACATCTTTTTCGTCTTTTGGAATTTCTCTAGTCGTGCCAGGGAATTGTATAACGTTGTTTTTATTCTGTAATTCTATTACATTTGCCATATGTTTTCCTTAGAAAGGATATCATTGGATATTTATATTTCAAGTAGTTCTATAGACCCATGTAGGTTTAGGAAACTCTCTTGGTTGGTCAAGTAAACTCTTAATAAGAGCCGACCACTGGTGTTTCCTTCCTTCCCAACTATAAAACCCGTCCGTGTATGATTTCTGAAAATCTATTTTATTATTTACATGTGACTCATTGATGCTTCTAATAGCATCAGATAGTATCATATGAAAAGTAGCTGCATGTTCTGATGGATTTTCATTCCACTGATACATATATGTCCAGTTTGCAGCAGTCTCGGGAAGAGCAGCAAAGTTTGGATGTACACAAACGAGACCGGCACTCATGGCTTCAAGCAGACAGAGACAAGATGTTTCTGGCCAGATAGATGGATACGCAAATATATGAGACTTACTGAGAGCTTCACGTAACTCATCATTACTGACAGTACCATGATAATTAATCTTAGGATTGTTTTTGCAACGATCAAACAATTCCTGATATGGTGTATCTCTTTCTTCCCAACCATAAAGCTTGAAAGATGAATATACGTCAAGTTCAATATTATCAAACTCTTCACACAGCTTCTCGAACACTGGCACAAGGATCTGTAATCCTCTATGTGGTGTTGGAGTATAGATTAGTTTAATCTTATCTTTAGGTTTTTCTTGTGGTACGATTGGTGTAATTGCATTCTGCATAACTACACATTTTGACCAAGGGATATTATAGTAATTGATGTAAGCTTGCATCTGCCAGTTAGAGACGAACACGATCTTATGGAATCGATCGTGTCCGCCATTCTTAAGATGTTCTGATTCAGGATCACCCGGAAGATCATGCTGCCAAAGGATTCGAATCTTAGTTTCGTCTAGCTCGCGAACTCTAGATGGAATAATTTGGCACTGATCAAGCAACTCTTTGTCAACACTCGAGTGAAGACGCTCCATCATGAGTTCAGTGCCACCCTTAGCATTCTTAGATAGTTCATTCACTTCCATTATATAATGATCCTTATATTAAGCTTGACGAGTCAGGAAAGAAGGTCTAATTGACTTCGCTTTAAAATACTGTTTAACAAGATCGATGACGATCTGATTGTCGTATGGCTTGCACGAGAAGACATCGAGGTACATAGCATTGCCACCCTCTTGGTCATCAGGAACAAAATGAGCACAGATGTTTGAGGTCTCAATCAACTGTACTAGAGTGTAACCGGCTTTGTTTCCGCTACCGAAGCTAACGATTTGTGGTTCACCATAGGCAACCATATCTATATCATTTACAAGTTGCTTTGTAAATCTGTAAATTGTATCATAATCATTGATAGCGTGTGCATCAAGATCGGCGCAGTCTAATACGAGATGATAGCCCCAATATGCCATGTCATTTGAACTCCTGTTATTAGAAAAAGAAAAGCTCTTCGTTAAGAAGAGCCTATTATTTATTCGTATCCCTCGATGTACTGTGCACTGAGGATACTGTCTAGACGAAACGATCGCCAACCAAGATCGTTGATAGACCAGACGGGAAGAACATCTGGATTTTCCTTACGATGGTTATCAGCTGCTTCTAGATCTTCATTTTTCATCTGCGGAGGCATGCGAGATGGGTTCAATGTTGCGCGTATAGTACGAAGCGAACCATCAACTTTAGTAAAGGTAATATCAACAGCTCCTCGCTTGAGGAGCTTCACCATTTCTTCACGATCAGTAACCATTATTTTCCCTCATTCAAAAGTGTGCGTGTATCCTGCGCTTCTTCTGTCAGAATTTTATTCAATTCGACAAATCCGCCGATGTGAAAACCATCGATAACGACTACAGGAAAAGACCTAGCATTAGGAAACTTTTCAAGCAGTTGTTCTCTGCTATAATCTACACCAAGTTTATGTTCTGTAAACTGTTTATTTCTAGTGGTCAACAGACTCTTAGCTGATACACAGTGAACACAGTTGTCTTTGCTATAAATCTCAATCAAGGTATTCTCTCCAATATTCCAATACGTCAGCCCATATGGTAGGATCATATCCAGCCGCGAGCATATCTTCTTCGACGAGGATTTCCAGTTCGCTCTTCATTATATATCTCCAGAGAAAGAGAGGCTGCTTACGCAGCCTCCGCCATTTCGATAGCAACTTCAAGAGCCTGAGTCTTAAGGTTGCGGTTGGTGCCAAACCAAGAGGAGGCAAGGCGAGTATCCTGATTACGACCCATGACATGGTCAGTCATGAAGGTAACAGTATTGAAAGCCTGCCACCAAGTACCCTGAGCATACTCTGCACCGGGTTGCTGGTCGAGAACCTCAAGAGCGATACCAGCATTCTTGGAAAGCTCTTTCTTGGTGTTCTCAGTAGCACCAGTCACCGGGAAGATACGCTTGAAGTAGTCAACGATCGACTCGTCATTGAACTTCTTGGAGCCAAGGAAGCCGGCCATTTCCTTATACTTGGCCAGCTTATCAGCAGCAATGCCAAGCATCAACTTCACGTTGTCAGGATCGAACTTGGTACGATGCGAGATCTTAGCCATGCGCTCGACGGTGGAGTTAAGCGAGAGGGTCAGAGTGTTGTTGCACACCACACGAATAGGAGTGAAACGAACGTCTGTGGAGAAGCCATACTTATGGAAGTTCGAGAACAAGAGGTAGGACTCAACGACGTCACCCTTGAAGAGCTCAAAAGATTCCTTGACTTTGGCCAAGCCCCACACGATCTGGCCATCACGGAGAGAACCAGCGGTGTGCATCTCCATGTCACCGGAGAGGACAAAGTCATTGAAGAAGTCGAAAGCTTCTTGGTTCTGGACTTCGTTCCAGTCATCAGAGACCACATCGATAACCGCGTTGTCAATGTTACGGACCAGAGCCGAACGGCCAACAGGAACCTTCTTGCCAGCGATCTC